TCTGCCGCTTTGTTAGGCATAAAGCTAATAGACTGTGTAGGTCGCTCTACCTCATTTGCCTGAACTAAAGCAGAGGTTGTTCTACCCCCAGTAGATCCAGAATCAACATTTTTATCACCCTTCTTAGTCTTCATTATTTTCTTGACCTGAGCAATACCAGAGGCAATGACCCCACCCATAAGAATAGCTCCAAATGGAGGTGGCGCTGAAGCAAGAGCTTGAGTTGCAGCTTTGTAAGTGTTTATTATTGCTGAGGCTACAGCTTCTGCTTTCTCATTCTCAAATAGACCGTCACTTATAAAACTAGCTGCTTTAGCCATTTTCTTACCATTAAACTCAGTTACCTTAGTCTCTTCTGCCATAAACGCTTTCTTAGCGTCTAGCTCTTCTTGCTTACCCTTAATTACAGCAGCTAAACTTTCTCTAGCAGCGTCTGTAGTTACATTAGTAAACCCAGCTTCTAAACCAGCAATCTCTTTCTCTAAAAACGCAATGGATCCCCTCATTGGCGCAACCAGCTCATCGGTAACAGTAAACTTACCTATAACGCTAAGGGTTTCTTTAGCCATGTCTTGCTCTTCCTTCATCATAGCCATGCGCTCTGCGTAAACATCCTTCAACTTACCGTTAACAGATAGCGTCATGAGTAACCGAGAGTGTTCTACTTGTACGAACTCTGTATAGTGTTTGTAATGAGCAATTCCAGCATCATTGGCTATCTTCATTCTCTTTTCGTAGGTATCCAATATCTGATTACCAGCTTCCTTAGCTCTTTCGGCTTGTATCTTTTCGTAATCCTCTTGTGCTAACTGTTTAATAGCTTGATTGGTTGCTTCAACCATCTTTCTTCGCTCTTCGTATCCCTCCGCTATCTCTAATAGAGCATCATACTCTTCTTTAGCTTTCTTCTTTACCTCTTCAGCTTCTTTTTTCTCCGCATCAGTTTTAGCCTTAATTGCAGCCTCAACTTTATCGTACTGCTGAACTAAAAATTCATACTGAGCAATATATTCATCATTAGTACTCATTAATGACTTAGTCATCTCAATTTCTTGACCAAGCTCATTAGATAAATCTTGCAAAGATTGACCAGCATCCAACCCAGCTTCAGTAAACAACAATACTTTATTGGTTGTGGCATCAATGTCTTGCATATACATAGCAAGTTGATTTTCTTTAGCTAACTGCTCATTGTCTTTAAGTACTTGATTTAACTCATCTATTTCTTTTTGAAGCTCTTTTACAGTGGTTTTACCAAAAACACCTAAAGTTTTCTCAAATTCTTTTATCGCCTTTTTTGATGCTGAGGTTTGCTTAAAAGTAGTAGTTCCAAATCTATCTACAACTTTTATATACTCTTTCATCGACTCTATCTGAGCATCGTTATCGGCTACTTTTTTCTTAAAATCCTCTAGTTCTTTTATTTGCGCCTGTGTTTTTCGTACATCTAAAAAGTCAAAGTCACCAGTATCTTTTAAGGCTGCAGACGCTTCTACAAAGGCATTAATAGCATCAGTTGCTTCTTTAGATGATTTACCAACATTTTTACCAAACCAAGTTACAGCCGTAACAGCAATGTTAAGACCGACTATAAATGCGTTAATACCAGTAAGTGATGATTTCATTGCCTGACCAAAGGTCATGCCTTGTTCTCTTGCATTTTTAGTCATTACAGCCATAAGTTCCGCTGTGTAACCAATGTTATTACCAATGGCTCGCATCCCCTGAGCAAATCCAAACTGAAACTGAGCCGAATCCTGAATCATGTCACTGAACGAGAATATGGCTTGGTTTCCAGCCGAAAACTGAGTGTTCATTTGACCAACAGCGTCACCAGACGTAGATATAGCTCTTTTATACTCATTAAGCCTTGCCTTAGCCTGAACCATGGTAGTGTTACCAGACGCTATAGAATTATACAGGGCTGTTTGTGCATCCGTACTAAGCTCGGTGTTGCTTACGTATTGATCCAGTGTCAGTATCGTATTATCAAGTATCTGATTTTCTCTTAGTAAAACATCATTAAGAGTCTGAGCTTGCTTGCTATTCTCTCCATAGACACGAACTGTCTTAGCCATCTCAGAACTTAAAGACTTTACTAAAGCCTTTTGGTTGTTAGCCGTAGAGATATAATCTTTTGTTTCCTTGTCTATATCCTTAGTTTGATTGGATGTGCTATTAAGTTTTTGCTGTAATATAGCAAGAGCCTCTTGAAGCTCTTTTACCTGCTTAGATGCGTTTGCGTCTACAACATTTTTCAGACTGTTAGCTGACGAGCTATCTATCTTGAACTTAACATTGTATACTAAATCTGGCATCTAATTTATTCCTTTGGCTTGTGATAGGCTACTCTAGCCATCATGGCTTTTGTTATGTCTTCCACCGAACACTCGGCTTCAAGTTCCTTAGCTCGCAATGGATCGAAATCAGCGAGAACGTAACAGTAATAAACGTACGAACCGCCAATCTCGACCACTAGGTCATTAGGTGCGAGCAAGTCTAATGACTCTAAAGTACTCCGACTCCATTTATAGGTACTTGACGCCTCTTCGTAAAAAAATCCCAAGCCTCCTCGATAGTTCCTATCTCAAGGTCATCAGATTTCCATACGGTATCAGGCAATTCTTTAGCTAGTTTCATGCATTTTTCAGCAGTAAACTTGCAGTACTTAGCCCTGAAGTCTTCATCTATCATCCATGAGTTAACATGGTTTAATTCCTCAAAGGTGAAGTCATCTATGGTATACTTATCGCTTGTTAGCTTTTTGTGCACCTTTGGATGATTCTCTTTGTACCAATCGAAGAGCATATTTTTACGATCCTCGATTACTTTATCAAAGCGAATAGGGGTTGCTTTAACTTCAAACTTTACCCCCATAAATTCGCCTACTACTTTTGTTAGTCTACCCATAATTGCTCGCTTTATTATGTGTTATTACGTGTTAAATTCTGTAAACGTATAGGTACTATCCATCTGAACAGTTGGTTCGTTAAATTGTAACTCATCATCCTGTGCAATCTGAACAACAACGTCTACGTATACAGTATCGTCTGGCACGTCAAGATAGTCTTGAAACGCCTGTACTCCAGTTATGCTAACAACATTAGAGGTTCCAGTAGATGTGGTTCCATTAATTTGAAATCCTTCAAGATAAATGTTAGCTTGACCTATAGTTCCGTCTGTATATGATTTTACATCAATGTTGAAATACAATCGCTGATTAGGGAACGGAAAGTACAATCTTCTTTGTACAGAAGCTGCACTAGAAGCTGTAGTAAAGTATTGACCATCTACTATATCAAAGCTCCAGCCAGTACCTCCAGTATTACCCCAACCGTCAGCTTTATTGTTACTGTCTGCGTCACCCCACTTGTACAGGGCTAAACCATTCTTGTCGTAAGACAACCCAGAAGAGTGTTTGCCCGTTGACGAATCATATCCGCCAAGAGCCTCACGCTGGGAGGATAACTTTATGGCAAGGTTATCTTCGAATCCAGACACAGCCTGAATGGTTCCTTCGCCCTGTAAGATTGAGCCGTCTGTACCATACCCACTAAAATCTAGGTCTGTTCCAGCATTAGCCCAAGTCTGTAGTTGAGACGCAGACGCAGAAGAGTATACGCCAACCAAGGTTAGGTCGTACACTTTGCTTGTTATGATTTCTCGGCTATTCTCAATGATAGCCGTATTTGGAGTTATGGATATAACCTGCCTAGACGCTTCTTCAGCACCCTCTTGATATATAGAGAATGTCAAAGAGGTGGTACCATCGGTTATAGCCAGCTTGCTAAGTTGCGTTGGCATGGTTACGTTACCTCCTTATGGTTATTAAGATACAGTTACTGCGCTGGAGCTACTTAATTCTTCTGCTTGCCCCATTAATACGATTTCTCTACGACCATTACTAAAGTCATTATGACCCTGAATGTAAGTAAGAGGAGTTCGTAATGAAGGTGAGTCTCCCTTGCCGTTTAAGCGCAAGTATCCTTCTGATTTGCCAGTTAGGCTTCCTCCGCTAACAACATAAGCGTTGCTAAGGATGTCTCCACCACCATCAAAGGCAGTTTGTAGAGTACGGATAACGATTCTACCAGTAAAAGACTCATAAACCTCACGATTATCCTCAATCATTACTGAGTTAGGAGTAATAGCGATTTCTGAACCGTCTACGGTAATTTGAGATATTATGCCAACAGATGTAGATCCATTGTCTTGTAATATTTCAGCTGATTCAAAGATTAACTTGTTTGCCATAGTTTTGTGTTATGTTATATTTGGATTATGCTTTCAAAATTCACGTTTACAGATAAGTATCCATCATCCTCTTCTATGCTATCAGAGCCTGTTACGGTTATGGTTAGCACATCGCTTGTAATACTTGATCCGTCTGTTGCATTAGCCCAGTCAAATAACTGGTCAACGATTTCTAATATTCTGTCATAGTTAGATTCTCTAACACTGTGACTATCAGATTGTTCTACAAACACATTTGCCTGAAACCTTTGCAATACCTCTTCAGGCTTATCGTCTTGTATCATGTACTGTGTCGTAGAGCTTAGTAACTTAAAAATTACTACTTCTCTGATAATGTCACCACGCCTTCTAATATCGAAATTGTTTCCACTATATTTCAATACCTTGTTTACGGTTGGTCTAGCATCATTACCAGAGTACGTTAAAAATGATGATTTATAGCCACTAAGTATAGAGTTTCTATCCATAGAAGTTTAATTTTCTTTTAGAGTTAAGGTGTTTTGTTACGATCTGCGTCACCTTCTCTATGTTAGGCTTTTGATAAGAAGAGTCGCTATCATTAAACTCCCCCTCATCGGTTGGAAACTGTCTACGCTTAGGCATATGACCAATGCCGTATTCGTGCTTATACATATAGTATGCGGCATCTGGATCAGAGTGATACATATTAAACCCATCATCTTTTATGTCATAAGTCAAACTTCTTTCAGCGTTACCAGAAAATCTTAAATCAGGTTTGTCTCTACCTGTTGCCTCCGCCTTTTTTGTTCTATAATACCATGGAGCCTCATCAGATAGTTCTATTCTTTCCGACCCGTCTGGATCAATAGCTTTTCGGTTAGCGTTGTCTATAGACTCTTTATAGATTCGACCCACTTGCTTATATACCTTTTCAGCCTTTGTGCCGTCAAGCATAGTATCAATGTCTTTTAGTATGGTCTCACCTAGTGTCATTGTATTAGTATATACTAGAAAATCTAACTCTTGGCTTTGTCTTTGGCTTTGCTAATAATCCACTTAATCTTCTGAGGTTAGCTGAAAGGTATTGATTATACATACCATAATATTTTATAGCTTTGGTGTATGAAAAGCTATCCTTGTGTGTTGCGTCTTGCGAAAACCACAGCTCTAAAAATTTGTATGATAACAGGTCTACTAACAAGTCTTCTGTGTCGATCACATGTATAGCATCAAGTAACGCTACTTCTGTGCTATATGTATCATCATTTATGTATTCTCTCAATTCCTCTAAAATATCCGTTTTAAGGAGCTTGATTGCTTTAGCCAATATCAAGTTATCCTTTTGAGATAGATTGAGCGTTGTAGTGCCCGTAGTGACGTTAACTCCACTAAACGTAAGCTCTTCTAGTGCATCTATATTATCTCTTGTAAGGGTAAGGTCACTAAACGCCATAATCTTTATTTATTTCTTTTTTGTTGTTCATGTTTAACCCTGTTCCATTCGCCATACCATTTGGTAAGCATATATCCTAGAGTAGCCAAACCGATAAGTAAAGATACCCCAGCTGATACCTGATTTAAGGTTACGCTAGAAAGCAATCCTATAGTTCCTATAACTGCTTTATAATCCATTATCTCATCTATATTTATCATTTGACTGTTCATGAGCGTATAAAAAAAGGGAAGGGTTGTACCTTAGTACAACCACTATCCCTAATTTGTTTTTAGCTACAAGGATTATCCTTTAGCTTCGTTACCTCGAATGAATCTACCACCTAAGTCTGGTCGGAATACTTTGACTCCGTATAACATCTCGATTAAGATGTCAGCACCAGATTTGGTTTCTTCTACAGTCAACGTGTAGTTTACGTTGTTCATAGACTCGAAACCAGCAGCACGTCTTACGCCTGAACCAGAGCCACTGTCAACAGATGGCATTACGGCAGTTACAAGAGCAAGTGCAGATGGATCGTAGAAGAACTGCTCACGACCAGTGTCACCAGAAGCAATATCAACAGGGTTGATAGTAGCGTTATCAGCAACAGCTTTACGTAGAGGTTCTTTCAAGGTTAGAACAGTTCCAGTTTGGCTTTCTACAGTGTAGAAGTCATCAGAACCAGATGCAGAACCAAAATATATTACATCTCCTTCGCTAAGAGAAACAGTGGCAGCTGAACCAGAACCGTTGTCGATAGTGATTTCAGTTTGACCTACAGCTTCGTTAGCAGCAACAACCGCATTAGTAACAGTAGCTGCAGTATGGCTAGAACCTTCGTTATCAACATAGAAGTCGAATCCGTAAGCCTGAGCCATAGCACCAGAAAGCTGGATACCGTTGTTTCCACGAGTGTTAGCGTTTTGGAAGATGTTTAGAGTAGTAAGATCTTTTTCTACGAATGGGTCGATAACCATAATCATGTTATCGGTTACGAACTTACGAGAAGCCATAATTCTACGAGCTTCAGCAAGGTCGTTGTCATCCATAACAGTAGCGTCAGTTCCTTTAGAAGAGAAAGCTACTTCGAAAGCCTTACGAGCCTCAACTTTTACGTCTGAGTTGATTTGGTCAATCAAACGGTGTAAGTGAGGTACAAAGTGCTGTTGAACTAAGTCAGGAAGCGCAAATTTCTGGTCAGCTTTGTCGATACTGAAACCAGTGTAGTAGTGCTTATTGATAGTTAGGGTCTCTTCACTAGCGTCTGGAGTATCCAAAGAATAAGATCCAGTGTACGCAGTAGTAGCACCACTGGGCTTTACCGCACGAGTGATGTTAACAGACTTGTTTTTAGAAGCTACTAGACCTTCAATGGAAGCGCCAGCTACGTTAGTAACGGCTTCGGATACCATTGGTCGGTTAGGATATTGGTTAGCTAGAGCTACCTCTACCCATGCTTCTGGTTCATATATTGAGAAATTGCTATTAATTGCCATATCTAATAAAAGTTAAATTAAATGTAAGTTTTGATTTAGCTTTTGGGTCGCTGTGACCTAGATATAGACAATTAAGGTGTTGCCGAACCATAATAAGATGGATTTATTGTTCCGCCCAACCGCCAGCGGCTCGTGAGGCAGCGAATAGCTCCTCAGCCTTCTGTCGATCTGCTGGATTAGCCGAACGTACAAGTTTCTGAAACTCTGCACGACTAGGTCTTTCACTAGCTGGAGTACCACCAGTTGCTCCGCCAGCGCCCACTTTCTTGGGCTTTGCAAATTGTTTAGCAAACTCAACGAGTGAATTAGCTACTGATTTTCTGTTGCCTTGAGCGTCTAGGTCAGGAACACCGTCTTTGACGGCATAAAACTGCCCATTAGACTCTTCAATTTCATATTCATTATAGAACAGTTGCTCTATGTAGTCTTGCTTTAGTGTAAGCTCGTTATCCTGCTGTAAAGCACTAAACGCACTACCAAACTCAGAGTCTATTCTGTTTTGCATTTGAGTCATCATTAACTGCTCTTTTGCAGATTCAGCCTCTTGCTGATATTGCTGTAAGAGTTCTCGTAACTTCTCTGCTTCCCCTTTATCCTCTTGCTTAGGCTGTAAGGTTTGCTGTATACGAGAAAATGCGTCTTCTAGTGACTCAAAGTTATCCCCCAATAATTCAGAGAACTTACCAACAACGTCTTTTTCGACCTTGTTTTTACCCTCGTTATACGCACCTCGAAAGAATTTATCTTTGTCAAATGCGGGTTCAGTTGCGGGTTGTTGTTCAGTGTTTTGTGAGGTTGACTCCTCTAGTGTTGAATCAGGAGCTTCAACTTGCTCTATGTTTTCTGTGCTCATAATGTAATTATAAGTTAATTATTGCTCGCTATTAGATTCAATACCAACTTGTGCTTGGCGTTGAAGTTCTTCGGGTGGTAATATATCCACCAAATTTCTTAGGTCAGAGGTTGTTTTGGGCATGCCATACTCATCAAAGTACTCCATAACCTCTTCAATATCTTCTTGAGGCATAGAGCGCTTTCGCATGTATTCTGTAGTAAGTTTCTTGAGTAGAGGAAGGCTGAGTGCGTGGTACTGCATACCCTCTGTAATGTCAGAGAATATCTCATCGGCACTAGACAGGTCATAATGCTTGCTATACGTAATCATGTAGTCTTCGTATGCTTCATCTCTAACCTTAGCCATTCTGCGTATAACTTGCGTCTCTATACTTTCCATATCCATAGCGGTTGCCGCCAATAAACCTTGCTCTTCTACGTTATCGAATCTCTTAGCAGATCCAGATACGTTTGATTTAACAACGGATTTGTCTCTTACTTGAGCCAATAAAAATATCATAGACATAAGGTCGCTGAATATTACGTCTCTAAGATGCTGAAGACCCTGCATATCTGCTTGATATAGCATGTTGCTAGGTATTTGCTGGTCATCAGGAATGATAATAGCCATACCTACGCCCTCTTTAATCGTCTTAGAGTCGTACTTGTCATCGTCTGCGACACCTGCAAGGCTACGAACAATACTATCTGTAAGAACAGGTATTGGGTGACCAAACAGCTCGGATCCTTTCTTTAGGTCATAAAACAACTCAGAAACCGCTAGGTACATTCCCTTCAATGAATAACGTCTAGGCTTGCCAACCACAAAAGAGCTGTTAGCATCGGTTTGACCTTTTAATAACGTAGCTGGAACCTCTCCAAACGGGTTTGGTATGTCTAATACCTTTTCTTTTTTACCGTTGGTTTCCTCATACACACAAATGTATTCAGGGGTGTATGCCATCCACTTGTACTTCTTAATATTATTTATGTCATAGTACATCTGTCTAGTAACGAGCAACGTTAGCATGCCCTGTTGCATCTGGAAGTTCCATATCTCGTGAGGTCTTACTACGTAGTTATACGGAACCACCTTGCCATCTTCATCGGTAATAGGATTTCCATCTACATCCATCATAAGGTCGGTAACAATGGCTCCGAATCCAAGAACCTCTTTTACGAAGAGAACCTTGTCTCGGTAAAACTCGGTAATGGAGCATCCAGCGTCATCAAAGTTAGATTCTTTCCACTTCCAGAAGCTCTTTCCTTCTGGATACAATCTGTTTACGTTGTTTTCGTCATAAATACGCTGTTGTGCGCTCAAAAACTTTTGCTCCAATGGAAACAGCTTCATTCTGCCTAGTCTTTCTCTGTACTCGTCATCAGACTCTATGCTTGACTGATCAATAATATACGACTTGTCTGAAAATACGGTGCTAGAAATGGCTGTGTACTCGTCATACTCCGCCTGAAACCAGCTGTTCATTATCTTTGCTCTGTCTAAAACGACACTGTAATAAGGATGCCTCGTCTCCTTTGTTATAATGTCTTCAACTACTTCTTTTGATACAGAGTAAAGTCTTGAGGTGTCTATCATTTTCTTGAGTATTGTAGTGCTATGGCTATTGCCTGTTGACGAGTGTAGCCTTCTTTTATGAGTTGGCGAATGTTTTTAGAAATAGTATCTGGAGACGAACCACGTTTTAAAGGCATATGTAATCACCACTTAACTTTATCAGCCCAATAAGCAGCAGACATCTTACCTTTAGCTATATTTTTTGCGTGTCTAGCCTTAAAGGATTTACGTCTAGCTTTTTGAGACTCTGTTTTTGGTGATTTACCAGCTCCACTCACTCCTTGCTGACCAAAACGTATCGTCTTTATTTTGTTGCCCTCCTTGGCTACAACAACATGAGACTTAGTTGGGTGATTGGGTGTACGCTTGGGTTTGTTGTACCCAGACACACCTGCTCGTTCCAGTCTTGAGTCTTTTTTACGTTTCATGGTTACGAAAATAGCTATCATTTATGGTTTGATTCAATACTAAAGTTGTTTATATTAGATCCATGAAATGGATAGAAGTAACAATAAAGCCAGAGACCCAAAAGAAGTGTATTGACTTTGTTGAGGCTGTGTATAGAACCAACAAAAACAGGTATAAGGGTCGTGGTCAGCTTGATATTGCTAAGATAAAGAAAGATATATACAGGGGAAAAATAGCTGAATACGCTGTTTACGAGCACTATAAGCATAAACTCAAGTTTGAACACGTAACGGAACCAGACATATCTGTTTATTCTACATCTAAAAAGTCTTATGAAGCTGATATTGTTGCTGTACATAATTCTGTAGAGTACAAGATGCACATTAAGTCTCAGCACATATATCAGGCTGAAAATTTTGAGCTGTCTTGGAGCTTCCAAAAGAATGATCCGTTAGTTTTTAACCCTTTGCCAACAGATTATATTGTCGCTTGCCTATTATTATCAGACAAAAGGGTTATTATTTACCATCCTATTAAGGCTAGACACGTAGTAAAAAAGTATAAAAAACCTAAATTGGCAAGGTTACAACACACAAAAGTAGTTTTATACGGAAGGGATATTGGTATTGAATTTTAGCGTAATTCAGCCATAAGTTTGACGCAATTATGGCTATCGCAACACATACATTGGTGATGCGTTCCCCTTCTCATTACGCCAAATAGCGTAATCTGTCGCATCCGACATGTGACCCCTGTCTCCATTATCTATTTTTAAGCCTTTATCGTTCACTATGGAGTACATGTAGTCTTTTATGACGTTTTCACACCTCGTATTGACTAAAAGCCTGCGCTCACCATTGGTTCCAGCGTATATAACGTTATTTACCTTGTCTACACGTATCTTTCGCTTAGGGTTTTGTACGTCTAGCTCGTTTTTATAAGCAATATCGTTCTCATCAAACACTTCACGCACGTAATCCCAGTCATTCTTGCCTACACGACCATAATTACCACTTTTCTGGTTAGATGTGTTGTCTCCAGACAATAAAACCTTCCAAATACCCCATTTTTGCAGTAAAGCTACTGCTTTTTGCGCTTGCTCGGTTGTGAGCGCCTCTTTGGAGAAGATTTCATCAAATATAATATACTGTTTAAGCCCATTTCTTGCTTTTTTGACCTGTAAGAGCGCCCAGCAATGTGGGCTACGGTTAAAATCAGCACATAGCCAAACAGGAAGGTTGCTATCATAATCGTCTGTTGTGAGATTTCCGTCAGGGTAGTGATTATATCCATCAAAGTGTTTGTATGCTTTACGTTCAGGGTCATCGGTTTCCTCGCTCATCTCGTATCCGAGCTTATAAGACAAGAAATCCATCGCTTCCTCTTGTAGTAAACGTTGTTTACTGTGGTTTGTTTCCCATAAGGGAATTTCCCATATCTTATCAGCCTCTCTCATATACCGAATATTGATTTCATGGCGCTTTCAGGATCTATAAAGAATATAGGAACCGAATCTTCGGCAGCATCCTCAATAATGGATATGGCTCCAGCCTTAAATGGGTGCAACGTATTCATGTCATAGGTCAATATGCTCCACCCATACCTCATACATTCGTCTATTATATAGTCAAGAACAGAGCTTTCTTCGTATGTGTCTAGCACCTCCCATTTCTGAGCCATAAGTTTTGCGTCTATCATATCTAAAAATAGATCCATTTCGTGTTTTATGGCATCTATGTGCTCTTGCTCAACGGCTGCAGAGAAGCGAGCGTACATAACTACTTTAGGTTGTTCCATTCTTCTACCTTATATCCAGTTTTATCTTCTTTTACGGAAATCTGCAACACATTAAAGATTCCAGACTTCATTAAACGACTATTAGCGTCATTGGGATGGTACGGGGTACAAACACTCA